GAGCGTTTGAGGGAAGGTATCACTAGGTACTTACCCCCTGTTGATACTCTATACATACCCCAAACCTTCCCCCAACTGTTCGCTATTTGTTCCTATTGATACTCATTAAGAGAACAAAACCAGAACATCAAAAAATATGGGTGATACGGGTAGGGGGGTGGGTGACAATCGAGGTGGGGGAGGGAAGAAAAATGGCGTAGGACACTACACACATATCCAGCTCAAAAAATTTTAGCAAAAATTTAGACCTAGTTTTAGATTCGCGGAGTGCCCCCTTGGTTTGCCGTGACTATTTTTGAAAATGAAGGGGGAAGGTTAGCACTTTATAGGTGGTATGTATGTGTGTGATAGTGCTTTAAAGTACCTTCCCCTCTTACAGGAGACGCATAGCGCGGGGCTATGCAATTTTTATTATACATGAAACAGACTTGTATTACAATGCCTTTTGCGATATAATCTTATTATGGCAAAAGGCGACAAATTAACTGCACAACAAGAACAGTTCTGCTTAGAGTTCATTAAAGATCTCAACGCAGTTCGCGCTGCCATACGTGCGGGATATGGAGAGCAACATGCAAAGAAGAATGCTTGGCAAATCATACGGAATCCTGCTGTGGCCGAGAGAATCTCAGAACTCAAGGCTGATCAAACAAAGCGTACTAAAATTGAAGCGGATGATATATTGCGCCGCCTAGTACGTATCGCTGAAAAGACTGAGCAGGAGGGCGATTATCAAGCGGCTATCCGCTCCCTTGAACTTTTAGGTAAGCATCAGGCTATGTGGACTGATAAGAATCTTACTGAAATGGAAGTTAGAAATGCTTTCGCTACAGGAAATTCTGAGGAAGATATTGCGCGTGATGTAGAGCGTCTTAAAAAGATTGCTACGCCGCATTTAAAAATAGTTAAAAAAGAAAGTGTACACTAATGGCTATCAAACAAGTTAAATCACATCCAGTGAATGGACCATATGAGTCTGAAGTTTATACTTCCAGTGCGAAACAAGGAAAGAATAATACCTTTACTTGGACTACTAAATCTAAAAAAGTAGCTCGCAACTTTGGTGGGTATAATACTAATCTACCTCTTGGATATACTCATCCAGATGGTAAAGAAATTAAAAAATCATAGGAGACAATATGTATAAGAACATGCCGAAGGCTGTGAAAAAATCTGTAAAGAAATCACAGAAAAAAGCTAAGAAGAAAAATGTCAAGAAAATTAAAAAATCTTCTGGATATTAATGCACAAAGAAATAAAAAAAGTTATTAAAGGTCTTAACAAGGCGTCTAAGACTCATGCGGGTCAAGCTAAAACTTTGACTAAAATACATAAGAAACTTAAAGCTAAGAAGAAATCAACAAAGAAGGTTAAGATGGACAAGTCTAAACCTGCTTGGATGAGGAATAGATAATGGCAGATAAACCGTTAGAATTAAATATAAACATGTATGATCTGGCAGTCAAAGAATATAAAAAATTATTGGCAAACAAAGATAAACTTGTTGGACAAAAATCTGATGATGGGCGTAATCAATTTCAAATTAAATTAAATAAATTAAAAAAAGATATTAAAAGAACATCAGGCGGAGCATTTAAATGGAGTGATGTTAAAAATGATACGTTAAAGCAAGAACGTGAAGGTAAGTTTGATAGAGGCGCTGAAGGTAAAAAGAAAAATAAACTTCGTAAAAAATTATTTAAAGATGTAGATTTTTCTAAAGGTAGACATAAAGATTCTGATGTTGATAAAAGTTATGAAAGAAATATGGCAGATGAAGATCAAGATATGTTAGTTGAACAAATACAAAAACACACAGGAACATATAAAAAGAAATCTAAAAAAGGACCGAATGGTGGAAGTAGATAGTGTCAAAATACAAAAAAGAATATACTAATCCAGAGGATGCGGCCAGAGATTTATTAACAATAGGTGGGGCAGCAATGATTAATAAAGCTACGCAAGGAATTCAAAAAAAGGCTGGTGAATGGGTAGAAGCTACTCCAGGAGTTAGTCAGGTTTTTCAAAAAGCTAAAGAACTAAAGAAAAAAGGATTTTCAGCTAGTATTGACCCCAAAGGCAAATTAACGATAGGATTTAAAAAAGAGTGGTAAGAGTAAACTTAACAGGAGATATAAGTATGGTATTACACCCAATGTTAGACTTATACGATCCAAGCAAACCAATTGAAGATATTTATCGCCAGTTAGTTGTTTGGGGAGATCAAGCATATGTCTGCTACCTTAACGACTGAAGATAGAAACGCCGCCACTAGATTAGCAATACAATCAGCGCGGAAAGATTTGTTAGCATTTATTATGTTAATGAATCCTTCATTTAGTGTAGGGCCACATCACAGAGTATTATGTGATGAGTTAATGAGAATAGAATCTGGTGAAGCAGATAGACTTATGGTCTTTGTAGCTCCACGTTCTAGTAAATCATTAATTACATCTACATACTTTCCAGCGTGGGCGCTCGGGCGTAATCCGTATTGGCAAGAAATTGCAGTATCACATAGTGATGATCTAGCTACAAGGTTTGGTCGGGCTATTCGTGACATCATAAACACAGAACAATATGGTTCTATATTTCCTAAAATAAATATTCGTAAAGATAATAGATCAGCTAATAGCTGGGGTTTACAACATAAAGGAAAAGAAGCAGGTTCTTTTCTAGCAGCTGGTTCAGGATCAGGTATTGCTGGTTTTGGTGCACATCTAGCTATTATTGATGACCCTATATCAGAGCAAGATGCTTATTCTAAAGCGCGAAGGGAGGCACTCAATGAGTGGTACTCTTCTGGTTTGCGTACAAGGTTAATGCCTGGCGGAAAAGTAGTGCTAGTTATGACAAGATGGCATGAAAATGACTTGGCGGGACATCTGTTATCCTTAGAAGATGACAGTCCTATGGCAGATGAATGGGAAGTAGTTCGTATTCCTGCCCTAAATACTACAGAATCTTTAGAAAAATTAGAAAAAGCTAGAGAAAGTCTAGTATCTCAGGGATATTTGTCCCAAGATTATACTAAATTAAAGCTCGGAAGTTCGTTTTGGCCTGCATCAGACCACAAAGATGGGTTTCATTGGTCTACTGAAGAGATAATACGTACAAAAAACAACACACCTTCCTTTAAGTTTGACGCATTGTACGGTCAAAGTCCTACAAATGAGGAAGGAAACATAATAAAACTAGAATGGTGGCAGAATTGGGACAATCCTTCTCCACCTGAGTGTGAATATATCATACAATCATGGGATACTGCGTTTTCAACTAAGACATCTGCGGATTATTCAGCATGTACAACGTGGGGTGTCTTTAAATCAGGCCTCGATATGCCTAATTTAGTACTATTAGGGGCAGAACGTGGTAGATGGGACTATCCTACACTTAGAACTAAGGCAGTTAGTAAATATGAAGAGCATAAACCAGATTCAATACTAATTGAGAAGAAGGCATCAGGTCAATCTTTGATACAAGACCTACGTATGACAGGATTACCTATATTTGAGTTTCAACCAGACAGAGATAAAGTAGCAAGAGCTTATGCTATTACATCATTATTCCATAACGGCAGAATATATGCCCCCTTTAAGAAGGATTGGGCTATGGATGTTATAGATGAAGCTAGAACTTTCCCAACAGGTAGTCATGATGACTACATGGATACAGTATCACAAGCTTTATTGTGGATGAGGAATGGTGGATATGTTAGTCATGGTGCAGATACATGGCTTGACAAAAGAGAAAAAGAGATTTATAATAAGGAGAGTAGTAGACGTTATTATATTTAAAGGGGATATATGGCAATTGAAAAACAAATAGGATTATTTGAGGAAGAAGAAATATCTACACCTATTCCAACTGATGAAGACATTTCACAAATGGAAGATGGTGGTGTAGAAGTAACATTAACTGATCAGCAAGAGATTGATGAAGCAGAAGCTATGGGTCTTTTCGATGAAGAGAACTTAATAGATGAAGGAGCATTTGATGCAAACTTAGCTGAGTTAATGAGTGAAGAAGATTTACAATCTGTCGCTAATGATTTAGATGAAGGATACCAACGTGATAAAGATTCACGCTCAGAGTATGATGAAATAGCAGAAGATGGAATTACATTACTAGGATTACAATATGATGATTCAGCAGGAGCATTTCCAGGATCTGCAGGAGTTACTCATCCAGTATTAGCGCAAGCAGTAGTAAAGTTTCAAGCAAAAGCTTACAAAGAATTATTTCCCACAGAAGGACCTGTGCGTACCAGAATTATGGGAACACAGACTCAACAAAAATTAGAACAAGCGAATCGTGTAAGACAATTCTTAAATTGGCAAACACAATTTCAAATGCCAGAATATGGGCCTGAGTTAGATAAGTTATTATTTAATGTTGCATTATATGGAACATCATTTAAAAAAACTTTTTGGGACCCATCATTACAAAGACCAGTTACAGAATTTATTAAGTCTTCAGATTTTTATGTAGACTACTATGCTACTAACTTAGAAAGTGCAGAACGTTATACACATAAATATTTATTATCTAAAAACGAAATTAAAAAAATGCAACTAATAGGCATGTTTAGAGATATAGATATTAGTACAGATTATGATATAGAAGAATCAGGAGCACAAGAATTAGAAAATGAAATTGTAGGAGTAAGTAAACCTACAGATAATGATGAATACGTAAGCATTTTAGAAATGCACGTTAATATAGATTTACCAGGCTTTGAAGATCAAGACGAATTAAAACTTCCATACATTGTTCATATGACTGAGGACGGTCAAAAAGTTTTATGTATAAGAAGAAACTGGGATGAACAAGATCCGTTAAAGAAAAAGAAAATGTTCTTTACACATTTTACAATGATTCCAGGTTTAGGTTTTTATGGTTATGGTTATATACATTTAATTGGTGGATTAACAAAAACAGCTACCTCCTCTATGCGTCAATTATTAGATGCAGGTACCTTTGCGAACTTGCCAGGTGGGTTCAAGGCACACGGTCTTCGTGTCCTTGCACCTGACGAGCCAATTGCACCAGGAGAGTTTAGAGAAGTTAATGCACCTGCTGGTGATTTAAGCAAGTCATTACAAATACTTCCGTTTAAAGAACCATCGTCTACATTATTCAACTTGATGGATTACGCATCAAAGCTTGCATCCCAATTTGCAGATTCTACTGACAATGTAGTAGATAATGCAACAAACTATGGGCCAGTCGGAACGACTATGGCTCTACTCGAGCAGTCTTCAAAACTGTTCAATGCTGTGCATAAGCGTCTACACTCAGCACAAACTAAAGACCTGCGAATACTCACTCGTTTAGATAGTGAGTACCTTCCAGATATGTATCCCTATGAGGTCGCAGGTGGAGCACAGCAAGTATTCAGGCAAGATTTCAATCTAAAAAGTATTGACGTCATACCTGTATCCGATCCTAACATGCCAACAGAAGCGCATAGAATAGCTAAAATAAATGCTATCATGTCCATCGCTCAACAGAATCCTGCTGCTTACAATATGGAAGCGATAGGATTAGAACTGTTTGCTGCGATGGGCGTGGAGGATCCACAACGTTATTTAAAACAACAACAACAACCTTTAAGTGCAGATCCTATTCTAGAGAATATGGCTTCACTAAAGGGGGCACCTTTACAAGCACAGCCAGAACAAAATCATGATGCACATATTATTGTTCATGGTAAATTTTTAGAAGATCCTGCGTATCAAAGTCCATCAGTGCAGCAACTTTTAATAGCGCATATACAAGAACATTTAGCTATGAAGTATCAAATAGAAATGGCACAGATGGTACAAGATCCACAAGCACAACAAGTAATTATGTCAGCACCACAACAGCAACAACAAATGCCTATGCAAATGCAAAATGATATTGCACTAGCAGCAGCTAATGCAGCTGATAAAGTATTAAAGCTTGATGAAGAAAAAGCTAAAATAATGTCAGGACAAACAGAAGATCCACAACAAGAACAAATAGAAATACAAAAACAAGATTTAGCATTACGTGCTAAAAAACAAATGGATATAGTAAAAATGCATAAAGATAAAATGGATCTTGAAGAAACTAAATTAATTGTTGATGATGAAAACAAAGATGAAGATCGTAAACTTAAAGAAGCAGAGCTTGCAGTTAAAGCAACTAATGATGTAATGAAAGATGCAGAGAAAATGATTTATGCAACAAAAATGAAATAATGGTTAGTAAGTCTGGAGGACCTCCACTTAGAATAGTAGGTAGAAAAAATGGTAAAAAAGAAACTCATAGAAAAGTTAAATCTGGTTATGACCAAGAGTTCACTCTTCCAGCTGGAACATCTGCGGCTCCTATTAAGTTTAGTAAAACTAAAGCTAAAAAAGATGCTAGTAAAAAAGTAGTAACATTAAAACCAAAAAAGAAACCTGGTCCCAAGCAAAAGAAAAAATTAAAGAAAGGTCAGTATAGAATAGAAGATTACGATAAAGATGTATTTGATCCTGGGTTTGGTAAAAAAACTAAAATTGTTAATTATAAACCTAAAGTTTATAAAGACCGAGCTAAATGGGATGCTGACATGAAATCTGGTAAAGTAAGAGAGGGCGATAGATTAAAGGAAAAGATGCCACTAAGTAAAAAATTCATACACGAACTTAAGGTTGCAGAAAAATATAGACATTTACCTTTTAAACAATATCAAAAAAAGGTACAAGCGGAATTGAGAAAACCTTGGTTAGTGAAAGGAGAAAAAGATTAATGCCATTAACTAAAAAAGGAAAAAAGGTTATGAGTTCCATGAAGAAAAAGTATGGAGCTAAAAAAGGAAAGAAAGTGTTTTATGCATCCCGTAATAAGGGACGTATAAAGGGCGTAGAGCGGGGCAAACATTAAGGAGGATATCATGGATATTTGGAATAACTTAAGCAAAAAAGGTAAGATAGCTTCAGCAATAGCTGCTGTAGTTGTTATATACCTAGTTTGCAATTGGATTGGCTGGATATAGCAGCCTTGCATTAATAGAGAGAATGTGATATATTTATTATAGGTTGCCGTAAGGAACCTAAATAAATCTTGCTTTTAAAGGAGGTTAATATGAATAAAGCATTATCTATTTTTAATCAACTCAGACCAATTTCAATAGGATTCGATGATGTATTCGATCATTTTGAAAGAATGTTTGATAGTGATGTCTCTGTAGTAAATTACCCACCATACAATATTGTTAAAACTGGACCTGAAAAGTATGACATTGAAGTTGCACTTGCAGGATACAACAAAGATGATATTCGTGTGGATTACTCAGAAAATCAGCTGACTATAAAATCTGTTAAAGAAGATAAAAAAGGAGAAGAGGAGGGCGTACTACATAAAGGTATTGCTAAAAGATTTTTCTCTAGAACTTTTACTATAGCAGATGATGTAGAGGTTAAAGATGCCGAGTTAAAAGACGGCCTATTGAAAGTTTCTTTAAAAAGGATTGTTCCTGAAGGTAAAGAAGCTAGGCAAATAAATATTAAATAAATTAATGGGGGCATGTAACAATGCCCCTTTTACAGGAGATGACATGGATGCCAAAATATATAAGGCTAACTTATTAAAAGTATTAGAGGAAGCTTTGCAAGCTAATGCAGAGCAAATGACCATAGGTGCAGGTGCAGAAGATTTTTCTAGTTATAAATATATGCTAGGAATATCTCACACTTTAGCTGATATGAAAGCTAGAGTTAATGAAGAATATAAAAAATTATTCAAAGAGGAGACGTATGAGTGATTTACCACAACCTACGGGTTATAGGCTTATAATACAGCCAAGAGAATTAGAAAATAAAACAGCAGGTGGTATTATACTAACTGATGAATCTAAAGAAGCTGCTAAGTTTAAATGCGTAGTTTCTAAAGTTATATCAATGGGACCTGAATGTTATAAAAGTTTAGAGAAATCTAGCACTATATGGTGCAAAGAAGGAGATTGGGTTCTTACAGGAAAGTATGTAGGACTCAAATTTAGATATGATGGAGAGGAATATTCGTTAATAAATGATGACGAAGTACTGGCTTTAATACCAGATCCTGCCAAAATATCCGCTAAGTAGACTTGTAATAAAGCTACATATAGTGTAATATATTATATCAGCGTATAACGCGGATCGCAACCGAAGGAGGTCTAGATGATAGACGAAGAAAAGCAAGAAGAACAAATAGATGAATCCGAAGAGGAGATAGTCGTTGAACTTCCTGAAGAAGAAAAATCTGAAGGCATAGTGCCTGAAGAGCCTGTTACCGAGGCTCCAGTTGTAGCGGAAGAAACTACAGAATCAGAAGACGAAGAAGAAGTGGAAGAGAAATCCGAAGCCGATGATGAGGAAGATGAGGAAGTAGAAAAATCTGAAGATACAGAATCTAAGGATAAGAAGGTATTTGGCAAGCGTGCTGAAAAACGGATAAAGCGTCTTGTTAAAGAGAAAAAGGAATTAGAGTCCAAGCTTAAAGAACTTTCAATAAGAGAGCAAGAGTGGACTTCTGAAAGAGATATATTACAATCTCGATCCAAAGATTCAGAATTACATGCAATAAATCAATATATTGATAGATTGAAAAGTCAGGAGAAACAATCTCTTAGTGCTTTAAAAACTGCAAAAGAAGCTGGTGATGTAGATGCTGAAATAAAAGCACAAGATGCTTTAGCATCTGTTAAGGCAGAATCTTTAGTAGCTCAACAATATAAGATAAGAGCAGAATCCGATTCTGAAAAAAGTAAAACTAAAGCTAAACCAAAAGCAAAAGAAGTTTCTAGTTCAGTTGGCCCAGACCGTAAGGCTTTGAGTTGGCAGAAAAGAAATGAATGGTTTGGTAGCACTTCTACTAAAGACAGAATCATGACTCAAGCAGCTATGGTAATTCATAAAGAACTTGTTGATGAAGGTATCCTTCCCAACAATAGTCCTGATGAATACTATAACGAACTTGATTCAAGGATTAGAGAGGAATTTCCTGAACGGTTCAAAACTAAAAGAACTAAAAAGATTCCTACAGTTATAAGCGGAACGCGCTCTGCTACAGGCAAAAACCAAGTCAAGTTAACTAAGACTGAAGTTGACATGGCAAATAGATTGGGAGTAAGTCTACAAGATTATGCGCGCCAAAAAGTACGCCAACAGGCGGGAGGTTAGAAATGACACAAGCAACAAAAAGCAGCCGTAAAACTCGGGCTTCGGCAACTCGAAAAAGAAAGCCTTGGGAACCAACGAAACGTTTAGACGTTCCAGAGGAACTTAAGCAAGAGGGCATGGAATATATTTGGGTTAGACACGAATTGTTGAATAATCCAGATGATTCAAATGTTCATGAAAGACTGCGCGAAGGCTATGAACCAGTCAAACCCGAAGAACTCGGAATAGACTATCATGCTGACGTAATGACTTCTGGTAAGCACGCAGGTACGGTGCGAGCAGGCGACTTAATCCTCATGAAAAATACTGAGGAATTTGTAGCTGAAAAGCAAGCGTACTACGATATACAAACCGAGAAAATGGGTCAAGCATATTCGAAAGAATATCAAAATGCTGGCTCTTCGGCAATGCCAACCCACGATGAGTCTACTTCTTCTGTAATTAGAGGAGGAGGAAAACCATCACCAAAGTTCGAGGAATAAGTTTTAATTAACTGGTTCTAAGAGTTTTTTGGTATAAATTAACAACTTGCAATAAGGAGATTATTATGGCAGGATACGGATTAGACCCAGTTAGAAATGCTGACGGGGGCACAGTTCGTGCTAATAACTTCAGTGACGGAAACGGTTACAGAATTGCAGCTACTGCACCTTCAGCTTATTTTGAAGGTGACTTATGCACACTATCAGCAGGACTATTAGTCACTGATATGGCTGGTGCATCCCCAGGAGCTGTAGTTGGTGTATTCTACGGAGCTGAATATGTTGATAATTCCTCAGGTGATGTTAAATTTGTACGCTCAATTGCTAACGGAACAGTAGCAAAGAGCAAATATAAAGCTTATGTTTATGATGACCCATACTGTCTGTTTAAAATTCAAGCAGACCAAGTTGGTACAGCAATAGATGAAACTAAAGTTGGACACAACGTACAAATTGTAGCAGGACCTACGGGATCTACAACAACTCACAAAAGCGGTCTGGTAGCAGACTCTAACACAGCAGCAACAGGAAACGCAGGTTTCCCTCTATCTATTATGGGTAGTGCGGAAGCACCTGACGGAGCTTACACTGCAGTTGGAACTACTATGGACGTTCTAGTGAAAATTAACACCCATCAATTTGGTATTGCCGCTGGCAATGCTGGGATATAATTAAGAGAGGAAATTAAGTTATGGCTATTTCAAGAGCACAACTCCTTAAAGAATTAGTACCTGGCTTGCATGCCATTTTCGGAACTGAATATAACAGATACGAGAATGAAGCAGCAGTACTTTTCGATGAGGAAAAATCAAATAGAGCCTTCGAAGAAGAAGTTTTATTTCCAGGTTTTGGAGAAGCTTCTGTAAAATTTGAAGGTGCACCAGTTAACTACGAAGATACTGGTGAAGGTTGGGTAGCAAGATATACTAACGAGACTGTTGCTATGGCTTTCGCAATTACTGAGGAAGCTATGGAAGACAACTTGTATGATAAATTGTCTACTAGATTAACCAAAGCATTAGCTAGATCAATGGCTGCTGCTAAACAAACAAAAGGTGCTAACGTATACAATAGAGCATTTACTGCTGCGTATACTGGTGGCGATGGTGTTACTTTATGTAATACTGCTCACCCACTACAAGACGGTAGCACTCAGTCTAACCGCTTTACTACAGCTTCTGAGCTTTCAGAAACTTCATTAGAAGACGCGTTGATTGCAATTGCAGGACTTACAGACGATAGGGGAATCCCTGTTGCTCTACAAGCAAAAACTCTGCACATTCCAAGACAACTTGTTTTCGTTGCGGAAAGACTAATGGCATCTCCATACAGAGTTGGAACTGCTGATAACGATGTGAACGCAATTGTATCTAAAGGAATGATTCCTGGTGGATACTTCGTAAATCATAGATTTACAAATGCTAAACATTGGTTCTTAAGAACTGACGTACCTAACGGTATGAAGCACTTCATGAGAACTCCAGTATCAACTGCAATGGAAGGCGATTTCGAAACAGGTAACGTTCGTTACAAATCAAGAGAAAGATATGCTTTCGGTTGGTCTGATTGGCGTGCGGTATATGGATCAAATCCAAGCTAAGTCTAACGACTTCGGGGGTACTGTAAAAGGTGCCCCCTTTAACAACTCATAGACTGCGGAAGCAGACTGAACAACAAGGAGTAAGACTATGGGAACAACTACTTTTTCAGGACCGATTAAAGCGGGAACGATATCAAATACAACTGGAACAACAGTTGGAACTAATGTAAAAAATATTGGTTTTGTAAAAATGGCACAAAGTGCAAGTTGGAGTCAATCAACTACAGCTGCAGATACTGGAATTGTAATTCCAGCTAATAGCCAAATCACTGAAATCATTGTTAATATTACAACTGCATGTGATGCAGCTAATATTTCTATGGGCACTACATCTGCATCAACTGAACTATTTTCTGCCTTAGCAGCTGGAACAGCAGCTAATGTATTTAAATATGGATCAGCAGGTACAATTACTGATGGTGATACTTGGGCTGATATAGGTACAAGTGACTTACCAATTTATATTGACTTTTCTGCAGGATCAAGTGGAGCAGGTTACGTAACGGTTGAATATATTCAAAATATAAATAACGCGTAATAAATAATTAGGGGAGGCTTCGGTCTCCCCATTTAAAGGAGTTAATATGACATTTCAAGGTGACGCCAAATCAACATATTTTACTGCTGATGCAACTACTGATGGTCAAACAACTAATGCACATAGACAGCGTTTATTAGCTGTAGTATTAGAAGCAGGATCTGGTGCAGATGCAACAGTAGATATTTATAATGCACAAAGTGCAACAGGTACACCTATTTTAGGTTTATCTGTAGCAGCTAAGGGCACGACAAGCTTTACAGTTCCAGCAATGGGAAGAGTCTGTGAAACTAATATCTTTGTAGATATAACTGGTTCAGGCGCAAGCGCAACAGTTTATTGGGATTAATACATGGCGGAAATTTCCAAATATGATTTGGAGATACAAGAACTTAAAGGTGAAATAAAACTTTTAAGTGAACGTGTTTCTACAATTAAAGATAATCATCTAAAGCATATAGAAGAAAAAATTAATAGCATTACAAAAGTAATGTATACAATTGGCTTTATGGTTTTAGGACAATTGCTTTGGGTATTAACCCGAGCATTAATGTAAAGGGGGCACTATGGCTACTTCAGGAACATGGAATTGGAGTTTAGATACTGCTGAGATTATACAAGAAGCTTATGAGAGAATAGGTGCAAGTCCTGAAAGCGGTTATGATTTAAAAACAGCAAGACGTTCTTTAAACTTATTACTAACTAAATGGGCTAATGAAGGTGTACATTTATTTCAATTAAACTTTCATACAGCTAACATGACTAAAGATCAAGATTATATTACTTTCAATTCATCTATACATGCAGATGTTTTAGATGGTGTAGTAAGAAATAATCAAACAGCAGGCGAGCCTAATGACATTCCAATGGAACGTATTAGTCTTGATGACTATATGTCTATTCCAAATAAATGGACTAAAGGTAAACCTGTTCAATTTGCATTAGAAAGAAATACACAATACGATTCATCAGGAACAAGTAACCATAAAATGTATTTATGGCCTGTGCCAAATCAAACATATTATCAATATGTTGGTTGGACTATTATGTATGCACAAGATATAACTGCATCGTATGATCAAAATGCAGAAATACCAAAAAGATATTTGCCAGCATTAGTAAGCGGTCTATCTGTAGAACTTGCAGTAAAGCAAGCACCTGATAGATTAGCTGCTCTTATTCCTTTGTATGAAAGAGATTGGCAATTAGCTAAAGAAGAAGATAGAGAAAGAGTTAGTTTTATAGTACAACCACAAGTAAACTATATTAGGTAAATTGCATGCCAAAATATGCAAAAGGCAAACACGCAGTTCTAATCAGCGATAGATCTGGTTGGAAAATAAAATATAAAGACGCTCGTACTGAATGGACGGGTGCAAGAGTTTCTAAACAAGAGTGGGAAGAAAAACAACCACAACTTGATCCACAAAAATATTTAAGAAGAGCATCAGCTCAAGGTGACGTTTTATACGATCCTCGTCCTAATGTTGATTTAGTTCCTACAACTGCACATTTAGGTCCGTTACATAGTAAATGGTCTGGCCAAGCAGCAGCTAATTTAGGTGTAATAAATGTTGGTGTTAGTGAAGATGTAGACGGTTTCCAATTAAGAGCTGATCAAGGAACTGTTAAACCTGTATCTGTTTTTGTACCTACTGGTATACCAGCAACTGCATCGCAGGGATCAGTAACAATTTCAGCAGACGAAGTACCAGATGGTTTATTTGCTACTGCTACTTTAGGAGACGTGACAGTTTTATCAACTGAAATTCCAACAGGATTATTTGCAACAGCAACTCAAGGCTCAATTAATATTTCAACAACTGAAGATTCAGAAGGACTTGAATTAACTTCATCACAAGGTAGTGTAGTACTTGATCTAACAGAAGTTCCTGACGGAATGTATGCTACAGCTACACAAGGGTCTGTAACAATTCCTGGCATTGAGGTTCCAGATGGCATGTACGTAACAGCTACACAAGGAACAGTTCAAATAGGTGGAATAGAAATTCCAGATGGAATGTTTGCAACAGCTACTCAGGGAACTGTTACAGCAGTAGAAGTTACTACGGTCACTATTAATGCTTCATCCTTGAATATGACAGCTACACGTGGTACAATGGGTGTAACTTCTCCAAGTTGGGGTAATTTCACTTGGGGTCACGATACATGGGGTCAGTAATATGGGTTTAACATACGTACAATTAAAACAGGCAATTCTTGATTGGACAGAAAATGATGCTACAGAATTTACTACAGCAACAGGATCTGGGATAGCTCCTGTAGATTTATGTATTCAATTAGCAGAACAAAGGTTAGTAAGAGAAGCTGATATCACAGCTTATAGAAAAACATATGATATAACTTTAAGTGCTAACAATGGATTTTTCGATATGCCTCAAGACTTATTTGTCACTAGGTATATTAAAATTAAAACGGGCGAATTTTTGATGGAAAAAGATCATACATTTGTTCGTGAGTATACACAAACTATTACAACAGCCGAAAGTGGTGGGCCTCTTTATTATGCGCCCTACGGTGAGGGTACATATTCAGCATCCGATAGAGGTATGCAATGGATATTTTCTCCCAGACCAACCATTGACACGACGCTAGAAATAGGTTATACTATAATGCCGACAGGACTAGGATCTGGAAATGCAAATTCATATCTTGGGGACTATGCTCCTGACGTTATTTTATACGGAGCTTTAATTGAAGCAGCACAGTTTATGAAGTCACCTCCCGATATTTTAACCAGATATCAAGGTCTTTATGACAGAGCATTGCAGACATTTTTAGCTTTCGAACAAGGTCGTGTAAGAAGCGATGAAAATGTAAAAGGGGAAATAGGAACGAGAGGATAATATGGCAGGTATAACATCAGCTATTGCAACTAGTTTTAAAGTAGAACTTCTTGAAGGTGATCATGATTTCAATAATGGAGCAGACGCATTTAAATGTGCGTTATTCAAAGCAAATGCTTCTATTACAGGAACGTATGATGCTAGTACAACTAACTATTCTGTAATGACAGGTAACTCAGATGAGTTGGCTGCAACAGGTGGATACAGCACAAATGGAAATACATTAACAAATGTAAACCCAACTTCTGCAGGTACAACAGCATACGTAGATTTCGCTGACACTGAATGGACTTCAGCTACATTTACCACACGTGGATGTATGATTTACAATTCCAATGATGGAAATTCATGCGTAATGGTAATTAACTTTGGGGCAGATTATTCTGTATCAGGAGGTACTTTTAAAATTGAGTTTCCTGCTGCAGGAGCAAGTACAGCTATTCTAAGAATAGTTTAAGAAGGAGTAATATATGGCATCAACATGGTCTAACGCCGAGTTGAGATTAATGACAACAGGTGAAAATGATAACACCTGGGGTGATCAAACAAATGATAACTTAAAACGTATTGATGATATGGTTAATGCATACATCGGTGTGTCATTAACTGGAACATCTAAAACTTTAACTTTTACAAATGATCCAACTTCTTATGCACAAGAAGATGGTCGTTGTAAGATTTTAAATTTTACAGGAAGTCCAGGGGGCACAACTACAGTCACATTTCCTAATAAGTTAATGTGGTATTATGTTTTAAATAATACTGGTGATGACAAAGATATAATTTGTACTACTGGATCAGGTACAACTTACACAGTAAGTGCAGGACGTGATGCTATAATTTATAGTACAGGTTCTAACGCTATTTACAATGCCATAAATGATTTACAAGTTAACACAGTTAATGGGGTTGACCCATCAACTTCAGCAACAGCAGGTTTTAGCATTGCAATGGCCGTTGCATTATAACATAGGAGGATAGATTGGCACAGAATTTTCGCAGATATAAAGAATCAGCAATAGGAACTTCTGCTACAGATATTCCTAATGGGTCTAACTTTGATAGTTATGATACAATTGTGGGCATATCACTCGCTAACATATTAACAACTGCAATCAATGTAGATGTTTATATAGCTAATGGAGGCACGAATTACTACTTAGTAAAAACGGCTCCCATTCCTAGCGGCGGTGCATTACAAGTATTAGACGGAGGGGCTAAGATAGTAGTAGAGTCGGGTGATCGACTTTATATTAAATCTGATACAGCCAGTTCCGTAGATGCATGGGTTTCAGCAGTCGATGCAATAAGTACATAGGAGTTTATTTTGGGTTACGTAGGAAACAGTCCAGCAGAAAAGTATGCAAGTTTTGCAGTACAGCATTTTACAACAAGTGCTACTACAGGCTATACGCTTGATCATGCTGTAGCAAATGAAAATGATATACGGTTAGTAATAAACAATGTAGTACAACAGCCTGGAGGTTCGTATGCATATACGGCAACAGGAACAACTTTAACACTTTCAGCCGCAACGGCTGGCACAGACACAATGTATTGTGTTTTCTTAGGAAAGGCAGTTCAAACTGTAGTTCCAGGACAAGGGTCAGTTGGAGCTGATGAGTTATCAGCTAACGCAATTACAGGTCAAACTGCACTCGGAGCCGAGCCAGCAGACACAGACGAGCTTTTAGTAAGTGACGCAGGCGCACTCAAAAGAGTAGATTATTCTTACATTAAAACTGATTTAACTGGTATTGCAGATGGTTCAGCAGGTTCTCCTTCAATAGCAAATTCTGGTGATACAGATACAGGAATATATTGGGGTGCAGCTAATGAACTTAATTTTGCTTCAGGAGGAGTTGAAAGAGGAACAATAACTGTTCATACTGACGGAAACGGTGGGATGATGAAGTTAGGTTCTGGTGGAAATTCGGGAATGCTTACTACTGATGGTGGACAAATGCAACTTTGGGCACCTGGTGGCGAAGAAATGCATATTAAAATGACTGATAGTGAAACAACTACAGCAAGATTTAAAAATGGTGGTGGTTTATTAGTTAATACAAATACTGATGATGGGAATAGTTTAACTGGTGGTGGAGATTTTGGAGCAATTATAAATGCTCAAAGTGGTAAAACACCAGGATTTGCTTTTCAAGGTGATGGAATGGTTATCAATCGTTCTGATGCTGATAACAACAATAGAGATTGTGTAATGTTCTATCGTAATGGCTCTAATGCTGGTAATATTTCAGCAAGTAATTCGTCAGTTACTTATGGTACATTTTTAGGTGTTCACTATGCACAATTAACAGATGATTCAAAACCAGACATTCTTGTTGGTACTGTTATGGAAAGTATTAATGAAACCTCTGAGTGGCACATGGCTCAATTTACTGTACCAGAATATACAGAAGATGGAGTCACTTATCCTTCTCAAGTTCTTAAAAGATATATTCCAAAAACAAATAGTGTAGGAGATAATATTAAATTCAAATGGCACAAAAATTATAAAGAAGGTGATGCAGATTTTGAAACCAATGCGGTTGAATATGATGCAGTTGTTATAAAAGAAAATGATGAAGAATATCTTGCTAGAGTAAAAGTATCAGATACAGAAAATAGTAAAGCTGTGTATGGAGTTTTTGAATCATGGATGGAATCAGAAGCAAATGATATACAAGTAGGTTCATTGGGTGCATTTATGATTAGAGTTCATAAAGATGAAACAGTTTCTATTGGAGATTATTTACAAAGCAAAGGTGATGGTACAGCTAAAGTACAAGCAGACGATATTTTACGAGCAAGTACAATAGCAAAAGTGGTTAAAACAAATAAAATTAAAACATATGATGATGGCAGTTATCTGGTATCATGCACATTACATTGTGGGTAGGAGATAAATAATGGCACTAAGTAAAATAGATGTAAGTAAAATGATTACAGGCACTCTTGCCGCAGCTAATGGGGGCACTGGAACTACTAGTTATAGCCCTGGAAAAATTGGCCAAGTAGTCCAAGTAATTTTTGAGACAGATACAGATTTTGCAGCATCAAGTTTTCAAGATATAACTGGTGGAGGAAACACATTAGCAGCATCAATTACACCAACTGCAGCTACTTCAAAAGTTTTAGTTACATATATTACTCAAGCACAACATGGTAATAACAAAGGATACAAAACTCAATTAGAACGAGCAATAAGTGGTGGAGCAACAACAAATGTTTTTACTATACCTAACCAAAAAGATACTTACGGAGATGGTGATACAAATGCAGGTAGATCATCAGTGCAATATTTAGATTCTCCAAGCACAACTTCAGCAACAACTTACACTGTAATGATAGGTACAGATGGAGCAGGTACAGTTACCATAGCAAATGGTGGCTCACAATGTATGATTACTTTATATGAGGTATTAGCATGAGTAATACAAAACCAACAATAGGAGAAGCAATTAAAGCTATTAATCCTAATGCAGAATTTTCATCACCATCAACTGACACTTCAAAGTTAGATGATATTATTTGGTTTAATAATACAACACCAATAGCCAAAGAAGATATTATAACAAAATATAATGAATTAGTTACCGCATGGGAGAATAGATAAATGCCATATATAGGAAGAAATTTAGATATTGGAGATAGAAAGCTGATCTCAGTGAGCGGAAGTTCACCTGCGACATCTTATACACTTCAATCATCATCAGTTGATTATCATCCGAGTGCGGCGCAAAATTTAATTGTGTCAATCTCAGGAGTTATACAAGC